ATGGCGCAGTGGCAATCATCTTTCGGGAACTATCCCCCTGACAAAGCCGAATTAGGAGTGTATATTTGTCTCGACAGGCCGGCGCAAGAGTTGAGGCGGTAGGGGATCGCGGCGTTTGGGTGCCAGATGGATTAACCGGGCCGATGGTCATGGCTGGTGCGCTTGTGCTCGAAGAAGCCTATGGGCTTCCCCCCTACACCTCACGCAGCGCGGCCAAGAACGTTTGGGCCGCTATGGCTGCAACGTATGGGCAATCGCTAGCTTCAGGTGAAGCGCCTCTGCCGATAAGTCAAAGAATGCCAGCCCGAACTGCATTAATTCGTTTGCTGTGTAGATGTATTTTGGGCGGTGCTTATCGTCGAGTTTTCGATGCGCGTAAAGTGGCGGAACTATGGCTTCCCGATTAGTAGGCTGTATAGGTGACTTAGTTGATATTCCAGCTCCTCCCATTGTGTCAGTGCGTATCCCACCATCTTGTAGGTGCTTCCGGAGTCGGGATCGCCGTGCTCGGGAAACGCTGGAATATCCCAGGGATAGGGCATGTCTGATTTGCCGGCCTTGGTTATCGAGATCGTCCGCTCATCGTTTGTTCCAGAAGAGTTTTTTCTAGGCGTAGTAGGCGCGCAATTGCCTCCTCCCATTCGCCGGACAGATGATCGGATAGCGCGGCGTCGGGAACCGGAAATTTCTGCTGGGCGGCGCCAGCAACAAAGCCCTCTGCAAACTCGTCGAAAGTTTCTGGGCGCACTGCGCCGGAAGCCAAAAGGGTAACAAGGTGCATCTTGCACAAGAGGTACTCGATTGCCGAAATTCGCATTTCGAGTTTGATTGCGTCGTCGTCCACGGGAGTTCTCCTAGCGTTGGTGTGGTAGCCCGTTAGGATAGCGGCGTGCGGCGCCGGGTGCGAATCCGGCGCCGCCGTGCTAGGCTAGAGCCATGAAAGCCAAGCCCGAGCCGAAGGCCGCAGATATCGAGGAGCTTCCCGATGCCTGGGAGCGATTCGAGGCGGCCTTTGACAAGGTCATAAAGGCCAAGCCGATGCCGGCTAAGAAGGCTCCCGAGCCTTCGCCAGCAGGAACGAACGAACCGAGCCGTCGCGCTCAACCAAAGACACGACTGGCGCCTTATCGATGGGACCGCGAGCGCCATCCGTGCGACGCTTGGACTTACGTTTGTTGGCCTCTTTGCCGCCGACATACGTTTCATCGATTTCGACGACCTTGTTCTTTCCGCCGAGACCGTCGGGCATCTTTCCTTCGCGTATCGCTTCTCGAATACGATGGCAGAGGAACCAAGCGGTCTTGTAGCTGCCGCCGATCATGCGGTGTACCTGTAGAGCGCTCATACCTTTCTTGCTCGAATTGAGCAGATAGATCACTAGGCACCATTTGGTGAGCGCAATTTTGGAACGCTCGCAGACCGTGTTCACGGTAACGGTGAATTGCTCACGGCAACCGTTGCATTGTAGCAATCCGGCGCGATGCTTCTCGCCATGCAACCGGGTTACGTTTGTTGATCCGCAATGAGGGCAGAATGGGCCATCGGGCCAAATCCGCGTTTCAAACCAAGCGCGCGCCGCCTCTTCGTTGTGGAAGATAGGGTTTTGTAGATGGCTTGGCATTGCAATAACGTCCCGTTGACAAGCGAACTATGCCAAGTCCGATATGCTTTGTCAACGGGATAATTCCCCAATCTGACATCCCAATTCCGGAGCACCCACATGGGCATCATTCACGATGCGCCGGCCGTCAAGCCGCCCGCGCAATCCTCGCGCGCACAGAACACCGCAGTCGGCTCCAGCTCGCGCCCGACGATGAGCAAAATCCCGATCGAGACGTCGGCGCCGAAGAACCCGCAGACGCTGGACCGCTGGTCGGCCGGCGACGGCGACGGCAAGGCGCTGAAGTAGGCCGAACATGCCAGCTGGCCGTCCTTCGTCCTATCGTGCCGAGTACGCGGAGCAGGCCTACAAGTTCTGCTTGCTAGGAGCGACGGACGTTGAGATGGCCGGATTTTTTGGTGTGAGCGAGCAGACGCTGAACGCGTGGAAGTCGCGGCACTCTGAGTTTCTTGAGTCCATCACGCGCGGCAAAGCGATCGCCGATGCTGAAGTGGCTGACAGGCTCTATCAGCGAGCGCTCGGCTATTCCCATGACGCGGTGAAAATATTCATGCCGCAGGGCGCCGCAGAGCCGGTGTATGCGCCATATGTCGAGCACTACCCGCCCGACACGCAGGCCGCGTCTTTGTGGCTCCGTAATCGGCAGTCGAGCAAATGGCGGGATCGCGTCGAGCACACCGGCGCTGATGGCGGCCCGCTGGTAATCCAGATGATCAACTACAGTGCCGACGATAACTCTGCCTCATAACTTTACGCCGCGGCTCTACCAGCTGCCGGTGCTGCGGGCGCTCGATAGGGGCGCAACTCGCGCGGTAGCGGTCTGGCATCGCCGCTCCGGCAAGGAGAAGACCTTCGTCAACTTCACGGCGAAGCGCAGCTTTGCTCGCGTCGGCACGTACTACTACGCCTTCCCGACCTACACGCAGGGAAAGCGCGCGCTGTGGGACGGTCGCGACCGCGACGGCTTCCCGTTCATGGGCCACTTCCCTCGCGAGCTCGTCAAAGCTAAGAACGAGCAGGAACTGAAGCTGACGCTGTGCAACGGCTCGATCTTTCAGATCGTCGGAACCGACAATATCGACGCGCTGATGTCCACCAACCCGGTTGGCGTGGTCTTTGCCGAGTACAGCCTGCAGGATCCTCGCGGTTGGGATTACCTGCGGCCGATCCTGCGGGAGAATGGTGGCTGGGCGGTGTTCGATTACACGCCGCGCGGCAAGAACCACGGCTACACGCTGTATGACATGGCGCGCAAGCTGCAGGCCGACGGCGATCCGGCGTGGTTCTGTCAGCTCTTGACGGTGACGGATACCGGCGTGCTGTCGTCCGCTGACCTCGACGCGGAACGGCGCGAGGGCATGGACGAGGAAATGATCCAGCAGGAGTATTTCTGCTCGTTCGAGGGCGCGCGGCAGGGATCGATCTTTGGCCGGCAGATGAGTGACGCGGAGAGCGAGGGACGCATCTGCGGCGTGCCGTGGCAGCGTGACTTGCCGGTCTCAACCTGGTGGGACATCGGCACCGACGATGCGACCGCGATCTGGTTCACTCAGGATGCTGGTCGAGAAATCCATGTCATTGACTACTACGAGCACAGCGGTGTCGGGGTCGACCACTATGTCCGACACCTGCAATCGCTGCCCTACCTGTGGGGCACGCATAACGGCCCCCACGATCTGCGCGCTCGATCGTTTGCTGCCGGAGGTAAGTCGACTCTTGATGTTGCCGCCGGGCTCGGGTTCAGATTTTCCGTTGTGCCCGACGTTGGCAGGCAGGACGGCATCAACGCCGCCCGCGCCTTTATCGGACGATGCTGGTTTGACCGCACCAAAACCGAGCGCGGACGGCTCGCTCTGATCTCCTATCATCGGACTTGGGACGATAAGCGCCGCGCCTTCTCGATCGAGCCGTACCACGATTGGTCATCAAACGGCGCCGACGCGTTCCGCTATCTCGCGGTCGGTCACAAGACGACGATCGCGCGACAGGCGCAGGCAGAACCTCCGCGCCGGTTCCAGGAGCTGACCTCGAGCGGGAGCAATTCGTGGATGGCGGCGTGAGCTACGAAGACGACCGCCGGCTGTTTGCGGTCATGCGCAACGCCGGCTGGACGCACGATGGCGCGACCGGCGGGTTCATCAAGCCACAGCAGATCGGCGCAGCGCTGTGGGTATCGTGGGACCAGGCGATGGACGCGCTGCGGCTCGCTGACGAGGGCGAGGAAGCGGCTGGCATGCTCCCGCAGTCGCGCACGCTGGCAACGATAATGGCCAAGGTGAGCAACGAGCCGTGACCACCTACCGCGACGTGCGCTCGTATAGCGCGATCCATGACAGCGAGGTCTCGCGGCTTTCGATGACCAACGACCGAGGCGAGGAGTATTTCGCGATCGTGCCGGTCGAGGACGGCAAGCGCTGGCGCGAACGCCGCGATGCTGTGCTGACGGCGCTTGACGACGCCATTCTGGCGGGGGCGACGCCGGGAGAAATCCGCATCTAACCTTTGTCAAAGGCGCGATGGGCTGTGAACTCCCTGACGCGTCTCCAATCGTCCAGGGTAATCGCGTCACCCGCCGCACTCGTTCCATCGGAGACAAAGATCATGGCAGCACACAAGCCGAAGACGGTGGCGCCGAAGCATCAGACGATGCCGTCGACCCCGCCCAGCAAAGCGGAGAGCAAGACATCGCGGCCGGCCAAGGGTCGCGATATCAACACGCCCGCGGTGCCGTTCGCACCCAAGTCGCCGCAGCGCAAGCAGAAGAAGGCGTGATGGCTGACTGGCCCTCCATCCTTGCCGAGTTGCAGACCATGCGCGGCCGGCTCGACCAGATCGCCGCCGCCGTCGTTGGCGAGCGCACTCGCGAGGAGCTGATGCCGGTGTGGGATTGCGGACACCGGCACGCCAGCCGCGGCGAGGCGCTTGCTTGCAAGCGTAAGCGCGACTGCCAAGGCGAGGCGGCGTGAGCGATAAGGTCACGTCTCTGCACGGGGCCGCACCGCCGATCCCGCAGATCGAGCCGCGCGTCATGGCGCGCATCGAAGAACTGACGCAGCGCGCCAAAGACGGTCAAGTTGTCGGTCTCGCTTGGGTTGCGGTCGATCCATTTGGCGGCGCTATTTATGGCAGAGCGGGGACCGCAGAAGCCGATCGCATGATCGCCGGCGTATCACGCTTACTGCACGATATGCTCGCCGACGATCGCGCGGCCTACGACAACTGATGTCAAAGGCGCTCCGAACTACGCTCGGTTGGGAGGTGTGGCATCCGCTGACGGGGGAGTGCTGGATACTGTCCGCCGATACTGGACGGTTTGTTGATCGGTTGCTACTGGTTGTGCCGGTTGT